TAAATTTGGCTATTTAAGGTGAGTTTGATGGTTGTGATTCACCTCTAGCTGAACGATTGAAAAGACGCCTTAAATAGCCAAATTTACCCCCGTGAAACATAGCCGCTTAATTGCGGCTTTTTTATAATATCCGTGACACATAGCCAAAAAGCAATCTGTCATAAACGTGTCATCGATTTTAAATGTTGTTGCTAGAAATGTTTTTATGTCAATGATGCTTAAAATGTTGATGCTGTGAGTGCAGACGGTCAAAATGACGCTGAGAATGTTGACGCTGTAGACATTGTTGCTTAAAACATGTTGTTATAAATGTTTAACAAAAACGACGTGGCTACAGGCCGCGTGGTTACTGGGCTGTAGAGCAGACATTTCTGGTGTTAAAAAATGACACGTTTTTTCGTGAATGTGTCATCACCTCAAAGCCGCGTGGTTACTGGGCTGTAGCGATTTAGGGTCGCCAATCGATGACACATCCAAAAAAAACGTGTCAGTACTTATAACCATATGGCAGTAAGGCTACAGACGATCGATGACACATTGACACGTTTTTGAGATACCAGAGTTATTGAAATGCATATATACGCAATCAGCACTTACCAGTATCGGTGAAATAACGTGTCATGTGTCATCGATTTAACATTCTCAGTGTTTTTGCTACCGTGGAACATGTTGGTTGAGGTCTGATATTATCGGTGGTATAGTGGCTGAAATGAGGTGACAATTATGACGAAAAATACAGTGAATCATAGCTTAGGTGAACGTGCTATCGGTGACTTTGATTCATCGAATACTAAAGAAACATTAGCATGGTTAATTGAGCGTGATGGTTTTGGATATCTATCTGTTGAGCATGAACAATTCAAATGGACAGAAGATGTAAATAAAGCTATTCGATTCTGTAGACGTGAAGATGCTGAAATGATAGGTGAAATTGTCCTTGAGGATTGTGATAGAATAGTTGAACATATGTGGATGGATTAACATCAATGAGAAACGTCAGACTATTAGACCAGCTGAAGCTACCACCGAAGTATGCAAACTTCGTGGTGGAGTACGTGAAAGATTTTGCACCACGTCGTGCTGCTGAGGCTTCTGGGTTCGCTGCTGAGACAGGTTACTCTTTACTTGATAAACCAGAAATCGGTGACGCTATCGCGTACATCATTGAACAACGACTTGAAGCTAATCAAATTGACGCTGATTGGTTACTCACTGAGATGGTAGACAATCACATGATTGCACGTCAACAAGGCAACATTACAGCCAGTAACACATCACTATCGATGGTGGGTAAGCACAAACGTGTTGATGCCTTCGCTGCTGATAAGATTAAAGTATCCACTGATGCTGATGTGGCTGACCGCCTGATCACTGCTCGTAAACGACTGATTGAACGTGATACTCCTGAAGATGATGTTTCATTTCTATAATAATCTGTGTTAACCTTCACCTGACCCGTTGCTGAGATGATGAGGTACAACGTAGTTCGTCACTCTGCACTATCTCTACCTTTTCAGTAACGGGCATTGCTCAGTGACGAAAGGTGGCACATGTCTGATGTAGATATTCAACTAGCTGATGAGATATCCCAGTTCTATGACGACCCGTTGGGGTTTGTCTACTTTGCATATCCGTGGGGAGAACCTGGGGAGCTTGAAGGTTTTGACGGCCCCGATGTGTGGCAAAGAGAGGTGCTTATAGACCTCGGTGAAGAAATCAAAAAGCGCAAGTTCAATGGTCACACTGCTGTTGATCCTATTCAATTTGCAACAGCGTCAGGTCATGGTATTGGTAAAAGTTGCATCACTGCATGGCTTGTCAATTTCATACAGTCTACCCGACCGTTTAGCAGAGGTCGTATTACAGCAAATACAGGGGACCAGCTTAGAACAGTAACAATGCCTGAGATATCCAAATGGACAAGTCTCTGTATCACAGGTCACTGGTTCCAGGTCAATGCAATGAGCGTTCACCATCGTGCATATCCTGACAAGTGGCGTGTCGATGCATTGACTTCTCGTGAAGAGAACAGTGAAGCTTTCGCAGGACTACATGCTGCAACATCCACACCTTTCTACATTTTCGATGAAGCCAGTGCTATCCCTGAAAAGATATGGGAGGTTGCATCAGGTGGTCTGACTGATGGTGAACCGATGCATTTCTGCTTTGGCAACCCCACTCGTAACAGTGGGTCATTCTTTGAGTGCTTCAGGAAAAACAGTCATCGATGGAAAACACGACAGATTGACAGTCGTGACACTAAAATAGCAAACAAGAAATATCTGAATCGCATCATCGAAGACTTTGGTGAAGACAGTGACCGGGCTAGAGTGAGAGTAAAAGGACAATTCCCCAGAGGTGGTGATATGCAGTTCATGCCCAGTGATGTTGTCTATGATGCGATGACTCGTGGCTCAGGACGGTACCTGGGAGATGATCCATTGATCTGTGGTATCGATATGACACGGGGCGGTGGTGACAATTGCATGATCCAGTTTCGTCGTGGTAGAGATGCCAAGTCTGAAAAGGTTTACAAGATACCAGGTGAAAAGACACGTGACAGCATGAAGGTTGTGTCAATGCTTGTAATGGTATTGGACCGGCATAAACCTGATGTTACATTCTTGGATAGTGGGTCAATGGGTGGTCCCATTGGTGACCGGCTGCGTCAACTTGGGTACCATGTCATTGATGTTGGTTTCGGTGACAATGCTGCTGATGTGAAGAGTTATAAGAGTCGTACGGCTGAGATGGGTTCACACTGTAGACAGTGGCTACTTGACGGTGGTGCTATTCCCAATGATCCAACACTTGAAGCCGCTCTTACAGGACGTGAGTTCGGTCACAATGATAAAGATCAACTAGTATTAGAACGCAAAAAGGACATGAAGAAACGCCTGGGTGACAATGATAATATCAACTACGATTGGATGGATGCACTGTACCTGACGTTCGCTGAACCTGTACCAAAACGTGAGGTGCCACGAGGCCATTTAGACCACAACCCCTATGTGCGTGGCAAAGACAACAGTGATTACAATCCATTAGATAGCCTTGACTCAGATGAGTATTTGTAGACATTGATATCTCATGTGGTATTATTCCAATAATTGTAAATGTCAACAGGAGATTTATCATGTGTTTAGGATCACCATCGCCACCTGCACCACCTGCTGCTGTACCAGAAGCACCACGTGCACCTGATGTTGCCGCCAGTGAGTCAGCCAAGGACCGTGATAAACGTCGTAGAGCATCAGCCACCGGTGAAGGTCGAAGTACTATTTTAACCAGTTCACGTGGTGTACAGGATGGAGCCGCGACGACGACTAAAACATTATTAGGGCAGTAAATCGTGTCAACAACTCGTGTTAATCTTGATACAACTCAATATGTCAGGGTCACCAGTGATCCACTGACACCTTCATCACTGTTATTACAATCACACCGTGACACTGTACGCATTGCTTTCAACACCGCTAAACCAGCTACAACCAATGAAGTATTTCATGAACTTGGAGGTGAACATCCACCACTACCTGTTTCAATGACAGAGATTGCTGCTTGGGCTTTGGGCATGACTGAGCGTTCAGCATTGACAGTCACAGAGCAACGGTTACCTATTGAGATCAGTGATCGTGATACAATGGGTGAGGCAGTATTCATTCAAGATCAAACTACAGGTGTGTTAAGTGTTCCCTTTTTACAAGACAGGGTAACATTAGAATTAGCTGCTGCGACTGTTGTTGGCTCATACGAGGTAGAAGTAGTGACTGGTGGAGGCGCACTGGTCGGTGAGATTTTGGAGTTAGCAAGGGCTGCAAATGGCATATTCATGCAAGCTATGATATTAGCTATTGCCGTTGGTGCTACTGATACTATTACTTTAGATGCCCCAGTTAATGATGTTTATGCTACAACTGATATTGTACAAACTTCAACTGAGAATTTATTAGTTGATGGTTCAACGACAGAACAGGTATTTTCAATATTACCATTACCCGGTCAGAGAGGTGATATGGTTCGATTAATCACTTTAATTGAAGGTACTGATAACATGGATTATGGTACATTTGGTTCTGATGCTGGTTTGGCTCGTGGTTGTGTGGTCAGGGTCAACAATGGTGATGGGACTTATAGAAACCTATTTAATTTTAGAACCAATGGTGATTTTGCACTACAAGGGTTTGATACTGTGTTTCATGTACCTAGACAAGGGAACTCAACCAGGGGTTTTTCTTCAAGGATAACTTGGGGTGGGCAATCAAAACATGGTGTTGTTATTCGATTAAGTGGTAGTCTAGGAGAAAGATTGGAAGTGGTTATTCAAGATAATTTAACTGCTGGACTTAATACTAAATTTAAACTCCTTGCAGAAGGCCACGAATTACAGGAATCTTAAAATGCCAAACATTATAAGTTACAACAAACGACTTGAAGCATTACGTTCTGAACGCTCAACGTTCATGCCATTGTATCGTGAACTGTCTGATTATCACCTGGCACACCGTGGTCGATTTCTCACATCTGACCGCAACAAAGGTCACAAACGTAATACAAAACAAATCAATAACACCTCTCGTCTGTCAGTACGCACGCTTCAATCGGGCATGATGTCAGGAATCTCATCACCGGCACGACCCTGGTTCAGGTTATCATCCGGTGAGAGTGACTTGGATGATGTGACAGCAGTGAAGACATGGCTGCACCAGGTTCAACAGTTGATGTACAAAGTATTTGCTCAATCGAATCTTTATAATTCATTGCATCAGTTATACGGTGAACTGGGTGTATTTGGCACAGCTGCAATGGGTATTTTCCAAGACTTCGAGAACGTCATCTGGTGTAGACCTTACACGGTTGGTAGCTACATGATTGGGTTGAATGCTCAGAATATCAGTGACACTTTTTACCGTGAATATGAGATCAGTGTTGGTCAATGTATCAAACAATTCGGTGAAGAGAATGTCAGCATCACCGTTCAACAACAGTGGGCAAAAGGCAACAGTGAAGCCTGGGTCAAAGTGGTCCATGCAATTGAGCCTAATGATGACCGTGATGGTGCAAGCCCACTGGCACGTGATAAAGCATGGCGCAGTGCCTATTATGAATCAAACAAAGGTTCAAAAGGTGCTGTGAACAGTAACAAGTTCCTACGTCAATCAGGCTTTGATGACTTCGCCATTGTCACACCAAGATGGGATGTCACTGCTGAGGATGTCTATGCAACTGATTGCCCCGGTATCACATCACTGGGTGATACTAAAGCATTGCAGCTTGCAGAGCGTCGTAAGTACCAGGCACTTGATAAACTGGTCAATCCACCATTGCAAGGCCCATCAGCACTGAAGAACAAAATCAACAACGGTACTGTAGGACCTAATGAGATTATATGGCATGAACAAAACGGTAAAGGTTTGACCAGTATCTATGGTAATTACAGACCTGATATCAATGTAATAAAAGAAGAAATCAACAGTGTTGAGAATCGCATTCAACGTTCATTCTATGAAGATTTATTCTTGATGCTGGCACAGACTGACCGCCGTCAAATCACTGCACGTGAGGTTGCAGAGAAGCATGAAGAGAAATTATTGATGTTGGGTCCAGTATTAGAACGTCTGCACACTGAGTTACTTGACCCACTGATTGACCGTACATTTAACATATTGCAACAGAACGGTGTGCTGCCATTACCACCACCTGAGTTGCAAAATCGTGAGTTGAATGTAGAATATGTGTCAGTGTTGGCACAGGCTCAGAGACTGGTTTCATTGGGTGCTGTAGATCGTCTGGTACAGTTCTCAGGTGAGCTTTCAACAATCTGGCCTGAAGCACGCCACAAGGTCAATGCTACACGAGCCGTTGATGAGTATGCTGAATCACTCGGTGTTGATCCTTCATTGGTTAACAGTGATGATCAAGCGGCTGCAATGGCACAGGCTGAAGCAGAGCAGTTGGCACAGGCACAGGCAATGGCAACAGCACAACAAGGGGCTGAGATGGCTAAAACAGCCTCTGAGACTGAGATTAGTGAAGACAATGCATTGGGTACCGTGATGCGTAGAGCAGGACTTGCATAATGATTAATGATGACGTGTTTGAAGAGGACAATAACCAGGGTAAAAAGGTTCAGAAATCCCGTGAGTTAGAGTTGTTCAGTATCCGTAATGTCATGAAGACTGAGAATGGTCGTAATTTTATGTGGCGTTGTTTGGAGAATTGCTGTACTTTTGAGGATATATTTGATGGTGATCCGATACAACATGCGCATAATGCAGGTAAAAGGTCACACGGGTTGTGGCTTCACAGTGAATTGAAAGAAGCTGCAACAGCTAATTATTACATAATGCTAAAGGAAAATTATCATGAGTGACGAAAATACTAGCACTACAGAAGTGCAAACTGAAACAAACACAGAAGTGACACCTGAACCAGGTGCTACTGAAACAGGTGCTACTGAAACAGTGTTAACTAATACTGAAGTGACACCTGAACCAGGTGCTACTGATGAAGAAAAAGCTGCTGCTGCTGATAAAGCTGCTGCTGCTGATAAAGCCAGTGATAAAGATACTGGCGACGATACTGGTGAAGGTAACCAGACACCTCCCGATACTTATGCCGATTTTGTGATGCCAGATGGTGTCGAAGTTGATGCAGCAGTGTTAACTGAAGCAACCCCACTTTTTAAAGAGTTGGGATTGACTCAGGAGCAAGCGCAGAAACTTGTAGACTTCCAAGCAAAACAGGTCCAGGCGAGTTCGCAGAGTCAAGTCGATACTTTCGATCAGTTGATGAAAGACTGGCAAGAACAATCTAAAACTGACAAAGAGTTCGGTGGAGATAAGTTTGAAGAAAACATCAAAATCGCACAATCTGCCATTACTAAGTTTGGTACGCCAGAATTGAAGCAACTGCTGGAAGAACATGGTGTGGGCAACCACCCCGAAGTTATCCGGTTCATGGTCAAGGTAGGGAAATTAACTGCTGAAGATGTGCCAGATGGTACCGTTACACCGGTGTCCAAGGCCAAAGGTCGTGAAGGCCGATCAGAACGACTCTACCCTAAAGACTAAAATGGTTAACAATTTAAGAGGTGTAAAATGTCTACTTTAGGAAGCACGTTCATCGATTTGATCGATGTTTATAAATTACAGGATGGCATGGGTCAATTTGTCGATGTCATTGAAATGTTAATGGAGATGACTCCAATTTTGGACGATGCTATTGCGGTTGAGTGTAACAAAGGTACATCTCACTTGCATACGGTTCGTTCGGGTTTACCTACAGTTACCTGGGGTAAGCTGTATCAAGGTATTCCAAACAGCAAAGGTAAAACAGTGCAGGTTGAAGATGTCACTGGTTTTGTTGAAGGTTTAAGTTCTGTTGATGACCGTTTACTGAAACTGTCTACTAATGAAGGTGCAGTACGTTTGTCAGAAGCAACAGCCTTCCTTGAAGCAATGGCGCAAGAAGTCGGTTCTAAAATGTTCTACGGTGATACGGCTTCGGACCCTGAAGAGTTTATGGGCTTGGCACCACGGTTCAATGATAAGTCTGCTGCCAATGGTAATCAGATCATTGATGCAGGTGGTGTAGGTTCTGATAACACATCCATATGGTTTGTTACCTGGGGTGAAAATCAGTGTAACCTGTTGTATCCAAAAGGTACCCAGGCTGGTGTTCAGCGTGAAGATAAAGGCTCTCAACGTGTTACTGACGGTAGTGGTAATGCCTACTATGTCAAGGAAGAGTTGTTTAAATGGGATGTTGGTCTAGCGGTTAAAGATTGGCGTTATGTTTCTCGTATTGCTAACATTGACGTGAGTCTTATGCAAGCGGGTTCAGTCGCTCTTTATGACTTTATGCGCAAAGCATACTACGCGCTGCAAAATCGTCGTGTCGCCGGTGGTAACATCGCTATTTACTGTAACACCGATGTGCTTGAAGCACTGGATGCACTGGCTACAAATGCAGGTGCTTCTGATAACTTTGTACGTCTAAGACGTGTAGAAGTTGAAGGTCAGGAAGTTCTGACTTATCGTGGCATCCCACTTCGAGAAACTGATGCACTTCTCAATACTGAAGCACAAGTAACTTAATATCGCTTGTTTGTCTTTTAATTAATTTGGAGATTTATCATGACCATCTTTTCAGCACAACAAATATTTTCAGATGATCAGGCAATCACTGCTACAGCGATTTCCAGTAACGTCATCGACTTGGGGGTAGCAGGTACACCACATGGTGCAGCTGCTGCTTTAAATAATGACAAAGGTAAAGGTAATAAAATACCTATCCTTGTACAGGTTACTTCTGTCTTTAACACGCTTACCAGTCTAACTATTACTGTTGAAGTATCAGCAGCAGCAGGGTTGACGTCACCAGTAGTATTGGCGACTGAAACCATTCTGTTAGCTGATCTTGTAGCAGGTAAACAGATGCATATGCAGGTATTGCCCGATGGTGCAGATTTGCGCTATCTTGGTATTCGATACACTGTGACTGGTACAGATCCTACGTTGGGTAACATCACAGCAGGTATTACAATGGGTAACCAGACTAATACCACAGGTGCTTAATTAAGTTGGGGCTTCGGCCCCTTCTTCATTCGTAAATTTGGAGAATTACAATGCCTAGTTATAAAGTTTTAGAACCTGGTTTCTTTAATGGTAGGTTATATCATCCTGAAGGTAAGCGTAAAATACTGCATGCTGATAAACCATTCCCGTCAAAGGACAAGAAAGAACAGGTACCCTCATGGCTTGAAGCAATCAAAGCTGAGACTGCGCCTACTACGTCCACAGGCCCGACCGTCAAGGAACTTAAAGAAAAACTGAAGACCCTTGATGTAGAGTTTAATAGTAACTCGAACAAGGCAGTTTTAATTGAACTTTTGGAAAGTGCTGAAAATGCCGCAAAAGTAAAAGCTGATCAAAAGGAAATCAAGGAAGCCAGTTTCCTGGGTGCAGGTGAGAATAGTACCACTGTAGAAACACTCTGAGGTGACATATGCCCGAAGATCAAGTAAAGATTAAAAAAGAGAACCCCGGTAGTAATGATGTCTGTTGTTCTAATGGTGATCATTATCCTTGGGGTACCAGTTTACGACTTGAAAGTGAATTGATTGAAGAGTTGGGTGTTGATAGTTTAGCCGTCGGTGATATCGTTGAGGTTCGCGCCTTTGCTTTTGTAGACAGTAAATCTGAACACAGCAACACTGAGAGTTCTGAAAAAACTATCGGTCTTCAATTGACTACTTTGAAAGTTCGTCGTGAAGAGGGCGACCGAGCAGAACGGCTTTATGGCCCTAAATCATAATTGAGGTGAGCCATGACATCTGAAGTGGAAGTATGCAACCTGGCGCTTGGTAATATCCGCGCGGCTAGTATTAACAATCTCACTGAGCCTAGTGTACAAGCTCAACAATGCAAGTTGAGGTATCCTATTCTACGTGACCGTTGTTTACGTGAACTACCTTGGCAATTTAACCATAAGATCAGAGCATTGGCATCACTCAGTACTGAGATATTCAACTGGGCTTACGCTTACTCATATCCTGTTGACTGTTTAAAGATCAATCGTTTAGTGGGTTCTTTTGAAGAGTTACCTGCTGGTAGTTCTGATGTAGCATCTCGTCTTCTGGATAGTCGTGTAATAAATTTGAAGGAACAAAAACGACAGATACCCTATGAAATATTCAACTTCGATGACACCAAAACAATAGGATCAGATCAACCTGATTTACGTGTTGATTTTTCGGCTAAAATTACTGACCCCAATCTATTCAGTGATGACTTTATCTTGGCATTATCACACCTGTTAGCATCAGAACTCGCTATACCGGTTGTAGGGGCTGAGTTGGGTCGTGCATTGCGTAAGGACTCATTACAGCTTTATACATCCTACTTCGCATCAGCGGTTGCTGCTGACATGAATGACCAGTATTCTCCACCACAGGAAAGTGAATTTGTCACAGTTAGGAGTTAAGCAATGCCGCAGATTACTCAGCGTAGTTTTACATCCGGTGAAATTGCACCCGCTTTGCGGTCACGTGCTGACTTAGTTAAGTATGCTACAGGATTGAACTTGTGTGAAAATTTTTTCATACGTGCACAAGGAGGTGCTTATTCAAGACCAGGTTACCGTTTCACTGGTGAACTGGATGACTCATCTCGTAAAGGTCGGTTAATACCCTTCAGCTTCAATACTGAACAAACCTATATGTTAGTTTTTGAGCATTTGAAAATGAGAGTGATCAAAGACGGCGGGTTAGTTTTAGACGGTGGGGGTCCTGCAATATTTGAACTTGTTACACCTTACACTGAAGCTCAATTACCTAGTCTTGGGTTCACCCAGGACGCTGATGTTATGACACTGACTCACCTTAACCATGACCCTGCAAACCTCAACCGATTAGCAGATGACAATTGGACATTAACAGATGTTGATTATTCACCTACTGTTGATATTCCTGCATTTAGCCCAGGTTTAAGTTCCAGGGTGATTAGTAATATTACTCAAGCAAATCCGGCTGTGGTCACTGCGACTGCACATGGTTTTTCTACTGGTAATACGGTTGATATAGAAGACGTATTGGGAATGGTAGAAGTTAATAACAGTTCTTTTGTTATCACGGTCTTGACTGCTGATACGTTTGAGTTAAATGATGAAGATTCAACGGGTCATACTGCCTATACATCAGGTGGTACGGTAACCAGGCCCAATGGTATTTCCACTGTAGGTTCAGGTTTTGGTGATTTTGATAAAACGTATACCTATGTTGTGACAGCAGTTGATGAGTTTGGTATTGAGTCATTGGCTTCTGTTGAACTGAGTATCACCACGAAATCACTTTCACAAACCGGTGGTGTTCGGTTGGCATGGGGCATTGTTGCTGCTGCCAGTTACTATCGTATTTATAAAGATCCATCCCTGGGTACTGATGTCTATGGTTGGATAGGTGACTCAAAGAGTACTTCATTTGATGATTATAACATTGCACCGATTACCAGTGACGCGCCACCTGAAGACCGTCAGCCATTTACAGGTGCTAACAACAATCCTTCAGTCGTTACTTATTATCAGCAACGTCAAGTGTTTGCTAATACGAACAATGAACCTCAAGCTACTTATACAACCCAGGTCAATAATTTTAATTCGTTGCGTACATCCAATCCCGCGCGTGACGACGACGCTGTAACGTTCACAATTGCGGCAAAGCAGGTCAATGAAATCAGGCACTTAATACCATTGGATTCATTGATAATATTAACATCCGGTGGTGAGTGGAAAATGACTGAAGGTCGAGATGAAGTGTTAACACCTTCAACCATCGGTGTAAAAATTCAATCATACAATGGCTCGTCTATTGTGCCACCTGTGATAATCAACAGTACTGCATTGTACCTTCAAGAGAAAGGCACACGTATTCGTGACTTAGCTTATGAATTTAGCAGTGATAAATATACAGGTAACGACTTGTCATTGATGTCTGAACACCTGTTTGAAAATAATCAGATTGAAGCAATGTCTTATGCTGCTGAACCTTACAGTATTTTATGGTGTGTACGTGATGATGGTGTGATGCTCGGTTTAACTTATCAACGTGAACATCAGGTCTGGGGTTGGCATCAACACACCACTAATGGGTTGTTTGAGTCAGTTGCTTCAGTGACTGAAGACAATCGTGATGCTGTTTATGTAATCGTAAAACGTAATATAGATGGAAATGATGTCAGGTATATTGAGCGATTAGAGCCACGTGAGTCAATTAACTCTGAAGACTGTTTTTATGTTGACTCAGGTCTGTCATATGATGGTGCCCCTGCTACAGTGTTCAGTGGTCTTGACCATCTTGAAGGTGAGGTTGTGAGTATTTTAGCAGATGGTTACACTGTACCAGACCAAGTAGTTGCCAGTGGTGCTGTCACTCTTGAACGTGAAGCGTCAAAGGTCCATGTAGGGTTGAGTTATCTGCCAGCCATAGAGCTTTTAGACATTGATACACCGTCACCCAGTCAAACAGTTAAGGCGCAATCAGTTTCTGTGTCCAAGGTAACCATTGAGGTTGAAAAATCTCGTGGCGGGTTCGTAGGACCACGACAAGATGATGGTTCAGCAGCACCTATGCAAGAAATCAAACCACGTTTTGAAAGTGATGAATATGACTCGATTGAATTGAGGACCTATAAACAAGAGGTGATCATAGATCCACAGTGGGCAAAAGGCGGCGGCGTTCGTATTGAACAACGTGCACCGTTACCATTATCAATATTATCTGTTATTCCACAGGTTGATGTGGGTGGTAACTAATGACTAATATCCAGTTTGTGAAACCAACGATAGGCATGATTGCTTCAATCGCTGCTGACATGCGTCAAGCTGATGCTGATGAAGTTTGGGCTTCGAATAGATATAAACCATTACAAGCTATAATGGAGAGTTGGAAGATGTCACACTATTCTGTTGTTGTCATGGTGAATGATATCCCTTGTGTTATATTGGGTCTGGTAAAACGTGACTTCTTATCAGGTACCGGGGTACCGTGGCTATTAGGTACAGAACAGGCATTGAAACATGCACGTGAATTTTTGAAATTATCACCACCGGTCATTGATGAAATGCTTGCTCTTTGTCCCAGATTGTTTAATTATGTTCATGTAAAGAACAGGATCAGTGTCAGATGGTTAAAATGGTTAGGTTTTAATATCGATGAGCCAGTACCACACGGTCCCGCCGGTGAGTTGTTTCATCGATTTCACTTAGAGAGGGTAGAGTATGTGTGATCCAGCCACCATAATGGCAGTGACAGCAGTTGTCTCTGCTGCTTTCACAGCAAATCAGAAACTAAAACAAGGTAAATTCCAAAAAGGGGTTGCTGACTACAATGCTCGTGTTGCTGAAAACGAAGCAGAAGAAACCCGTAGTGCAGGGGTTGAACGTGAAAATATTCAACGTCGTAAAACAGCAGAATTATTATCTAAACAGCGTGCACAATTGGGCGCTGCAAATGTTGATTTGACATCAGGTTCACCATTGCAATTACAAGAAAATACAATAACACTGGGTGAAGCTGATGCGTTGCGTATTCGTAGTAATTTTCAAAGACGTGCTGAAGCATTGGAGACAGGTGCTGATTTAACACGACAACAAGGTGAGTTCGCAGAATTCGCAGGACAAAGTGGTGCGTTTAGTACACTGTTGGCAGGTGTTAGTGTAGCAGCAGGGTCAGGTGTTGCTGACAAATGGTTCACCCCTGATAGTGCAGCAAACGCAGGAACAAGTGTTTTAGCTACTGATCTTGGTCCTAATTTCTTTGGAGCAACATAATGCCTAAAGTCGCACAGTATGAAGGTAATCAAGTTCTTACTGATGTAGTCAGACAACCTCGTGCTGATGCTTCAGCAGGTGTTGCTGCTTTCCAATCGAATATTAGAGCTACACAAGGTCTTGCATCATTAGGTAAAGCCGCTGCTGGTATAAAACAACGTATTGATACTACCTCTGCTGAAGAAGCACTGGTACAGTTTGAACGTGATAAAAATAACTTGTTCTTTGATCCTGAAAAAGGGTATTTCAATACCCAAGGTAAGAACGCTTTTGACAGTGGTAATGCAGCAAATGAAGCTTTGACTGGCCTGAAGAAACAATACGGTGAAACACTGAATCAGAATTCTAAAGTAATGTTTGATAAATCTGCTGATGTGCACATTACCCGGGGTCAACAAGATATCGCACGACATTCAGCTAAAGGGTTGAAAGCCTGGGAGGTTGCTACTCTTCGTGCACAGGTTGAAAATACTATGGAGAATGCTTCTTTGTATTGGAATCAACCGGACCAGTTAGCTGTTCAGAATGCTGTAGGTCGTCAGGCAGTTATTGACGCTGCTGATGCTGAAGGTATCGGTGCTGAAGCGAAAAACGAACGACTGCAAACTTTTGATTCATCATTTGCAAAAGCAGCCATTTCATCTGCTACTAACAGCAGTGCTGCTGAAGGTTCTGCGATGATGGAAAAGCATGGTGACAGGCTAGAAGGACCTGACAAAGTAAAACTGGAAAAAGAGATTGATGCTAAAGCCAAAGCTGAAAAAATACAATCTGATTCTCAACAAGCAATCATTGCAGGTGCTGCTTTGGTTGACACTTTTGACAGTCGTGAAGAGTTGCGTGAAGAAGTTAACAAGATTGAAGATCCAGAACTTCGTAAGAAAACAATGACTGAAACAATGCGTCAATTCGACCTGAAAAAGAAAGGTGAAACTGAAGACCAAACTGAGGCATTTGAGCGTGCTGAATCACATATTATTGAAGGTGGTTCTGCTGAAACTTACCAGGCTCAAGATCCTGAAGGTTGGGAACGACTATCTGCAAAGCAGCAACGTAGCATTGACTCAGGTAAAGCGATTGTCACTGATTGGAATAAATATTCTGAATTGATGACGTTACCTAAAAAAGAATTGAGTAAAGTTAACCCTGCTGAACACTTCCATCAGCTTGCTCCTGCTGAACGTACTAAATTAATCAGTGCTGTTAAAAGTGCCAAGGGTACTGGTTCGTCAAAGGACAAGATAGAACACCAGGTAGGTCGTACTCGTGGTGCACAGACTACTGCTGCTGTTGAGCAGATTTTAGGTAGAAAGGTTAAATGGAATGATGACAAACGTAAAAAAGCAAATGCATTTTATGACTTGCTCGATGGTGAAGTGAGACATCGTGAAAGCCAAAAAGGTGACCCATTGACCTCTGAAGAGTTCACCAATGTGTTGTCTGATTTGACTCGTGAAGTTACTATTCAGCGTAGTTTTATTGGTGTTGATATTTTTGCGCCAGATATAGAATTGAAGGTCACAGATATACCACCTGAGAACCTGAGAGTATTGAGTAAGTTCCTACGTGACAACAATATTCCTGTAACTGCTGATAATCTTGCGAAAGCTCAACGACAGGCAGTAGAATAATGCCAGAATTAGACCTTGAGAAGATTGACCTCGGTAGCTTTGGGATAAACGAAGAGAGTCAGCGACAGACACAATTGAACGCCAGCATGACTGAAGCTTTGAAAGTCAACCCTGACCAACATGCAAAAGTCACTAACCTCAGTAAACAATCTGGTGTACCTGAGTTCGCAGTTAAGTCTGATCCTGAACAGGTTGAACAGAAACTTAAACTAGACCAAATTAATCTTGAGGGCATGGTTGAGCGTTCACCGGCTACTTCTAAATTTCTCACTGATGATGTTAACAATCCAGTCATTGCCCAGGAAGATGTCATTGACGGTCTGCTTGAAGGTTTTGAAGAGACATTCAGGGGTATTGGTCGATCAATCGGCATAGGTTTTGACATCCAGGGTAAGGGTCTTCAGTTAGCTGGTACAGATGACACAGCGACTCGTATTCAAGATTTGATACCACCGTCTGCTTTACCCCTTGGCATTGACCCACAAGAGGTGTCAGAGCAGTTTGCTGCCAGTTTTGGCATTGAAACTGATGAGCAGCTTGCAGAAGCTAAACAGCAAGCAACTGACAGGCTCCTGGGTGAAATTCAAGAACTTCAAAAAGAACGACAAACATTAACCCCTGAAGATTTGAATATAGTTCAGGAGGGTGTGCGTGCAGGTGTTGAGTCACTTGCTAATATGGCACCTGGGTTCGGGTTGATGTTGTTGTCCGGTGGTCGTGCAGCACCGTTGTTGATCACTATTGGTGCACAGACTTTTGCAAGCTCATACGGTGAAGGTCGTGCTGATGGGCTAACCCCGGAAGAGGCACAATGGTTCGCCGGTATCGATGCAGCGATTGAAGTGGGTACTGAGTTATTACCTACAGGCACCCTTGAACGAATATTGACCGGCAAAAGTAAAGGTCTGAAAAAAGAGGCTTTGAAATTTGTCGTACAAGAAATGGGTACTGAGCAGCTTGCTACTGCATTACAGACACTTAACTCAGTTATGTTCGGGTTAGATGAAGAACTGCAAAATGCTCAAGGTGCTGAAGAAGTAATCAACATTCAACTACGTCGTCAAGCAGTCACTGCTATTGCGACTATAGTTGCGGGTGGTACTCAGATCACTGCTGCAACTGCTGTCAATAAAACGATTGCTAAATTGACTCAGACTGAGGTTGAAAAAGAGACTCAAGGTGACATTGAGCAACGTAACATTGACAAGCTGAATGAAGACTCTGAAAAATCGAAACTTAGAAAACTTGCTACTGAATCATTTAAGCAATTTATCAGAGAAGCAGATACTACTGACACTCACGTGTTCATCGACGCTGTGCAGACTACGCTTTATCTGCAAGAAAAGACCCCTGAAGAGATTGAAGCTGATCCAGCATTGAAGACATTGAGTAACGCTGTACAAGAATCTCAAGCAACAGGTGCTGATGCGGCTATCTCAATTGATGAGTTCACCGGGGATATTGCTGGTACTGAGCATTTCACTGAGTTACGTGAACATATGACATTGAGTGAAGACACAATATCACCTTTCCGTGAAGAACAACATCGTGAAGAAACTCAAGCCTATGTTGATACTATTATGGCTGAAGCTCAAGAGAATGCTTCTGAGTACGTTGAGGCCCAGGAAACCTACACTAATTTACGTGAGCAGTTGATTGACAGTGGTGCTGTGAATGCTGCTAACGCTTCGGTTATGGCACAAGTCATGCCAGCATGGGTGACAGCTAAAGCACGTCGTGATGGTCAAACCGTCAATGAGGTATATGAGTCATTAGGTTTTGTTGTTGAAGGACCACAGACCGGCGAATTGACACGTCTTGAAGGTGAGCAGGTGTTGACTCAGTTACCTGTTGAACAAATTGAAACTGAATTCAGAGAGCAAATAGAGTCAGATTTTCCTGCTGCTGTTGAACAATACGATAATAACCCCGAATCAAAGAATGGAAAAATATTAAACACTGACACTGCTAGAGAGTTATCAGACGTTTATCTTGCTGATAGAACACAATCAGCAGCAGTTCATGAACCAGCCAGTGAATTCATAAAAAAACGTTACACTCAAAAACTTGCAGAAGAACCCAAACCAGGCGAATTACCTGCTGTATTATTCACAGCCGGTGGCACAGGTGCTGGTAAATCAAGTTCAGTTGACGGTCTGTTTGTAACTAAAGACTATCAGGTTGTCTTTGACACCAATATGAATAAATTTGAAAGTGCTGATAGTAAAATTAAACAAGCACTTAATGCTGGCAAAGATGTTCAGATAGTCATGGTCTACCGGGAGCCTGTTGAGGCTTTGGTGAATGGTGCGTTACCGAGAGCTATGAGACAAGAAGCAAATTTCGGTAGTGGTCGTACAGTGCCCATTGAGGAGCATATTAACACCCACATAGGAGCCACTGACACCATTATAAAATTGTCAGAGAAATATGAAGATAATGAATCTGTTCAGATACAGGTCATTGATAATAGTCGAGGTAAAGATAATTCTCGACCAGCAGATATAGAATTTCTTAAAACTATTGATTATACTGGCAAGGAAGCTGAAGTTAAGGAGGCTTTAGAAAATGAGTTCGAAAAAAATACAATATCAGAAAGCGTCTACCAAGGGTTCAAAGGAACGAGAGCAGTTCCTGAAGTTGAGCGAGACAGCCAGCAAGAGGCTCTCAGACAACCTCAACCAGACAGTGAAGAAGCCCGTGGCTACTACGACCCCGCAAACAGTGTAATACGACTGACTGAATCGTCTAACCTGTCTACATTCCTGCATGAGTTTGCACACTT